CACGGAGTAGCCTAACCAGATAGCCATGTTACTGTATTCCCCTTTCAAGCCTTGAAGTACACCAACTACAGCGTAACCAATGCCTGTGCTACCTACGATCATCATTTCAACCATTGTTCTTCTCCTTGAGTTTGGCTTCAATGGCTGCGGCAAACTCTCTTGGATGATTGGTTGCTAATTCAAGTTCTACCGCTTCCATTACTGTCAGACCAACCCATTCACGCTTTGGTTGTAACGGCTGATACTGTGGGTTTACTGTTGGGCCATTTGCAAAATCAGCGCCGAAAACTGAGTCAATAGAATCAAAAACGCTCATAGTTGTTCCTTAATTTTGTTGTAAATAAAAACAGCTAACCCAACACAACCAATGATGTGGATAATGGATGTCATGTGTTCTTCTCCTTAAGTTTGGCTTCAATGGCTTTGGAAAAGTGTAGCCAACCCCATTTATGTAAAAAACCATCCAACATATCTGGCAAAGATTCAAATGCGGCCTGCCTATCTTCATCCGTCAGTCCAACCCATGTGCGTTGTTGTGGTGTGGTGTGCTTGATGAAGTGCTCTGCGAGTTCTCTTGCTCGATGCTTGTTGATACCTTCACGCACAAGGTTCACGACAATCACATCCATTTGCATCGCCACAGGCTCTTGCTTCTCTGCCTCTGCGATGGCTTTTTTGGCATCAATCAAAGCGTCTGTTAAAGCATCTGGCATCCAACCTTCAACATCTTCAGGAATGCTCTCAACTGCGGAAACAAGTTTTTTTAGTGCTTCTACGATCATAGCTCCTCCATAGTCACTTCGTACATTCTACCAGTATCCAAGTCATACTTCAATGAGCAAGCAGGGCCAGTAAGACCGTTATATCTATTCTTTGCAACTGCTACTTTAGTTGTATGTCGTACGTTAGCGTCAGGACTCATTGAGTTACGTTCCAAGGTAATGACCGCATCAGACAACTGAGCGATAGCGCCTGAGCCTCGTAGTTGAGACAGAGAAACTGCCTGACCATCTTCGTGTCCTTTGTCGCTGTTAGGTCGCTTCAAGTGAGACACACAGATAAGCGTAATCTCTAGCTCTTGTACCAAAGTGCGGAGCTTAGTCATCAAGACATCAATTGCTTTCCTATCGTCATTCCCGTCCATACCAGAGACAAGCAAGCTAATATGGTCAAGAAACACAACACGACAATCGCAAGCCTTGGCCATGTATCGTATACGATTAAGAACGTTATCCAAAGCAAGAGAACCAAAGTGATCGAACAGAAAAATACGGTCAGTTCCAAGGGTAGCATCAAAAGCCTCCTTTAATTCTTGTTCGCTGACGGGTGTGTCTGGCAGGTGCAACTTCTTGTTTGCATGGAGAGACATAACACTTCTAGCAGTTTTTCGCACTGATTCTTCCAAGAACATTCCTCCGATGTTCCAAGTTGTTGTGTTGAGGATGTTGAAAAGGATTTCTCTAAGGAATTGGCTTTTTCCCAAGCCTGAGCCTGCTGTGACAGTAATGAGTTCTGCTTTTCTGAGTCCATAGAGTAAGTCATTTAATCCTTTGAATGGGTAGAAGGCTTCTGCTTTAGGTTCTGGTGTGTTAACTGATTCCCATAAGGAAGAAGCAGCGACAATCCCGTCTGGAACAAAGGTCTCTGAACGCCACCATTGGTTGACGAACTCAGCGGTTTTACCAGTTTTAAGATAGTCGCAAGCATCTTTGAAGTCCTTTAAGTGTTTAACAATCTTACATTTGCTACCGAAGAGTTCAGCTACTTCGTTGGAAGCTTTAATCCCCGCATCATCTGCGTCGAAACAGATCACAATCTCCGCAAAGCTATCTAAGTATTCGTAGTTAGCCTTACAGTCCTTCAATGCAGCTGAAGCACCATTACGGATAGACACAACAGGCCACTTAGATCCTGTCATCTGATAGGCCGCTAGAGCGTCTAATTCGCCTTCACAGAGGGTGATGTACTTACCTCCCTTAGCGAACAGTTGTTGACCAAATAAGGCCGCCTGTGACCAGCTACCCTCTACATTGAAGTTCTTCAGTTCAACGTGACGTACCTTAGCAGCTACCTCCTTACCATCTTGGTCAAAGTAAGGGTAGTAATGCTTTGTAGCATCCTGCCGTACACCGTAGGCTTCACAGGTCTGCTGTGTAATCCCTCGATCTGGGATAGCCTTAATCTCACCAGCTTTAGTTGTCATTGGTTTAGTTTCTTTATATGGTTTTGTCTGTACATGTTTATAAGTACCGACATTATCGACATGTTCTCCTGACGTGTACGTACTACAAACATGACAGTACGCATGACCATCATCGTAAAGACTGTTCCCGTCTGAGGAACCACAGGCTTCACACGGTATGTGTTTCAAGAATTTAGAAGCAACTTTTAAATTGTTCATGTTGTTGCACCTATGGCTCGGATTTTTGCGGCGCATACTCTTGCTGCCTCGTTGTAATAATCAGCGTTGTAAATGTCGGCACTTTCAGCATCACACACCTTTGCACACGCCTCACGCTCAACGCTAGCACTTTTCTCTGCAACCAGTTTGGCAAAGGTTTCAAACATATTGTCATGCCATGCGACTTCGCCAGATGTAAACCCGGCTTGTCTAGCCATCTCCAAAACTTCTTCAGTAGTCAGGGTCGTCATGTAGAATCCTTTCAGCGTTACCACATTGGTCACATACACGATACATCCCGTTAGGGACTACGTACATTGTATCTACACCACCACAGCGTAAACACTTCAAATAATCTTCTTCCTCTTCCTCGCTACGCTCGTAGTCCTCGGACAAGTCCTGCGGGTCTTCTTCTAAGTCCCTGCCAAAGATTGCGTCCCAACGCTTATCGTATTCCTCTTGTGATACGCTGAATGGGCGTGGCGATGAACCCTTTCCTCCGTCGCTTTTACTCATAATTTGTCTCTTTCTCCAGCCTTTAGCTGACATGATTTGATTTGTTCCATTGAATGATAACACGCTGAATGTCCAGTAAACACTCTTCTGAGGTGGTTTTGTTGGTCATGAACATCTCCAAGTCATCCTGTATGGTTTCAAGCGTGTAAAAGGCTTCTACGGCCTTCTGTGAGCACTTGTAAGCGTGGGCATCAGTAGGGTTTGTCAGTTCGTAGGTTACAGTTACTCTCACTTTAAACTCACTTTCAACAAAGTTAATACAAAAATACACAAGCTCATTATCATACGCCCACTCCTGTTGCTTTGGCGATGGCGGCACGGGCTGCTTTTGTCCACGGCTCAAACCCAAGGTCGTCGTCATCATCGGCAGGCCTATACGCTTTCACCATTGCTTTAAGAGCGTCAAGCAGATCAGGCGCTGCGGCGATTAAAAGAGCATCGGCGTCCACGTCATTGGTCATTGCCCCATCGCTACGGATGGCGCGGGCCACAACGGTTGCCGCCTCGTCTTCACCTGCCCATACGTTGCGAAATGGCTGGCCCGTGTATCCATCGTAGCTAGCCAATGAGCCAATGCGCCACGGCCCAGGTGTGTGTTGTGCATTGCTCATAGCTTTTTCTCCGCTTCGAGAATATCAGCTAACACCTGTTGCCAACCATAGACAGAGATTAACTCAGCTACATCTTGAATCGTGTGGTGATAATGGGCTTCCTCTTTGAAACACCAGTCATCAATGTAATGGTCTTCAAAGCCATAGTTTTCACTTTTATTCATCTTTGTTTACCTTTTCTTAAATTAATACCATTGTATTCAGCTACTAACTTAAAGGCTTCTTTGTATCGTTGATATTCCCTCTTGTTTTCCTCTTTGTCCATAGAAAACAAAGGTGTTCCCACATAAGTAGGAGACAAACCAAGATACTGTTGTTTTAAGACAACACCAAATATTCTAGACGCAGAATCATAGTCAATTTCAACTTTTAGCATAGGTTTTCCTCTTTCCGTTGCACTTTAAAGTATCTTTAATGATAAAAGATATTTAAGGTATCTTTAATAGTGTATTTACTTATAAAGTGTATTTTACTTC